GAGGTCTTGAAGAAATTGCCTGTAACTCTTGTCTTGATTTTCTTCACGTTTCAGCTCATGCAAGCCCAGCAACTTAGCCTGTTCCACCAGAGAATTTTTGGCCACGTTTAAGAAACCTGAGTCGCCTGCGCTTTCTTCCACCTTGATGATGGCCCCTTCGCGGTCGTCTCCACCATTGCTAATAGTGGTAGTTTTCTTGCGCTTGCTCACTTCAAAGGCTTCTAACGCTTTCTCTTTTAAATCCATTTGCTCTTTCAGCAGACGTGCTCGATGCACGTCTGCTGATGCCAGAAGCTTTTCCGTGTAAAGCTCTCGATTGTGGTGCCTATCACTATTGATAGTTTCTTTGCTTACCTGCAGCATATTCGCAATCTGACGATTGCTCATTTGAGCAGCCAATAGCTCCTGCACCATAAAACGCCGCAGACCAATGAGCTCCTTGCTCATATTTTGTCCAGGCTTGCATTTCTCGCGAATACGTTCGATGTCCTGAGGCGTAAGGCCCGCCTCAAGCAGCACCTTTACGCCATATTTCAGCTCTTCTTGTTCAGATTTAAATTCAATCTCCGGCCTGGGCATGTGGAGGAAGCAATGCTGGCCGCATTGTATCTCCTTTTCCCTTCAGAGTTCTTACGAACAATTCAGTGAATCTTTCCATCTTGTGTGCAGCCACGAAAGAAGGGCCATCGCCGATGGCCCTTTTGAGGGCACACAGTTCGTTCCACTCGCTGTCGGAAAGAGGATCAAGCAACATAAGATGCCTTGACGTTGCCTTCAGGATACACCACTAGCCGCTGCCCTTTTGAAGCCACTGTCGATGAGAGCCTCAATATCATGCAAATTGTTACGCCAGTGCCGTTCGCCCTGTGGGCTTACAACTCCGTACAAATATCGGGCCGCTGGTTGCGGCCCTCGCGCCGGAGAGGAGAAACCATGGTGGATGCGACACACAATTTCTATGCCGTTGTGTTCTAGCGAAGGAAGCTGCTCAACAGGCTTGGGAGGGAGAGTCATTATGGAGATTTTTTTCCTCCGCAATGTTAATCATCTCCTCAAGCCTGAACAGTTTGTTTTTCTAGGGGATTGTGGCTTGTGCCGGATCCGCTCCGCCCCTTTAGGGGGCTTCGCTGGCTCTGGAGGCCATTCCTAGAAGGTGGTTAACCCTGAACGATGCTGGAACAGGATGCGCTCGGGACTTTCCGTGACCAGTTTAGCCCATGCCGCCAAATCTCTTGCAACAATGGACGCTTTTCGCATTGTCCCCTAGCGAAAGCCTTTGCGCCTGGGGCGCTCAATGCGCCCCTCCTCTTGCAGCTCTCTTGTGATCTCCTCCAATTCTGTCTTGGCTTTCAACTCTTCTTCAATGGAAGGCTCGTTCGATGCGCCAATAACTGCGTGGAGGGCTGCAAGGCCCGGATGATGCTCAAAAGCCATTGCAATTATCGGGGACAAGCCCTTACATAGTATTTTTTATGTTAGCTGCATTCTTGATAAACGGCAGTTATTAAAAACGTCGATAACATCACCCTAATCTGGAGTGATACCACCCCAAACGTAAGTAGTAATTAGCATTAAAAAGGCCTGCCGTGGAAACCAGGCGGGCCTTAGTTCAGAACCAGTCGTTGTCGTCGAGCGTTTCCGCTTCGATTGGTTTTTCCTGGATGGATATATCCGGTTCCACATAGTCAAATGAATGATAAAGCCTTGTGCGCTCATCGTTTTCGCCCACTAAGAATGAACTGGCTATCAGCCCCTGGCGCCTGCCCACTTCTAAGACGCGGCCAACGGCCGTGCTGTCCCAACTACCAATGGCTGCAGCGGCCTGCATACGATTAAATCTCTCGTCTGGACGGTTGTTGATGGTGTTGACAAGCCTGTCCAAATCATTGTTGGTGTCATTGACTGGCCCTTTGTATGTCCAGCCATAACTGCTTGGATTGCGCACTAGGAAGTGCTTCCCAGCTAAGCCTGAGCGGCTCTTTGTCCATTCAAAAATGAACTGAGCGCTATCGGGGTTGTTCTCTGGGCGATAGAGCTTCACCACTTCCGATACGTTGGCTTCAAAACTAGAGCTATCGCGGATGCCTCCGCTCTTGTTGAGGTGGTGGAGGATGACAATACTGCAGTTGTATTGATTAGCAATGTCCCGAAGCTCATAAATGTGATTGCCTGCATCGGAGCGGATGAGATCGACGTTCATGCCAGCCAGACAGGCCGTAAGGCTGTCGATCATGACCAACTGAGGCCGGTGCCGTTTGATGTGGCTCAGGAGCTGCGGGATGTTGCTGAAACGCCAGCGTTCGATGAAGCTAATGTTACCAGACTCCAAGTCAGGCGTGTCGTAGCCAATGATCTGCAGCTTCTCTGCTGCATCCACCACAGGCTCATCGCATTGAATAATGACCGCTTTGCCTTTCTTGCATCGTCTGTTGCTCCAAGAGCGGCCAGTGGCAACATGTAATGCCCAGTTGTAAAGCAACGTGCTTTTACCTGAGCCTGGTGCTGCAGCCAGCAGCATGACACTGCTTTCGGGCAAAATGCCGGCAATGGTCCAGCTCCGAGCATCTTCTGATTGGGCAATGGCCTTGGCGTCCAACACTTCCATTTCCTGGGCGCCATCAAGACGCCCTTTGGCGGCACCAATCAAACGATCCAGTTCTGACGTAGGCATTTTTAGGCCATGGCTTTCCAGCCATTGCCGCCCTTCAAAGGCCACGCGATCATCATTTCCATAAAGGCCGATCATGCGCTCAAGCGTGGTCATGATCTCTTCAAACGAAGGCTTGCCATCATGACCCTCGTGCCGATCCTTGTTGACGATGGAGGCAAGAATAGTGGCCTGGTCAGCGCCGTCGTCAATCCAGTCAGACAGGTCGTAGCCGCCAGTCTGAGGAAGGCTGTCCCATTCAAATGAATCAGGCTCTGCATAGAGCCATTGTGCGCCGGGATTGTCGGCGGCCACTTCGCGCATCAGGGCTACGCCCGGTTCATCCCTGTCGGGACAGAGGACTAAGCGTTGCCTGCGAAACAATGATGAGTAGTCACCATTGGCGCGATATTGTCCACTACCGCCAAGAAATGTAACAGATGGTAGTCCTATCTCCCATAATTTGTCGCAAGTAAGTTCTCCTTCGACGACAAAAATAGGAAGCTTCGCTGCTACCGATGCCTTTATGGCTTCGTCATATCTATAAGGCAACACTTGCGCCCTGGCCTCATCAACCATGCGCTTGCGTTGTGGTGCATCCCAGGGAATGGAAGGATAGTTCTGGCGAATGCTTTTTTTACCATTGCTATCATCGCGCACCACCTCCAAAACCTTTGCACCGGAAGCGCCTTGGTACGAAAAAGTGTAGACGGCAGCGGGCCTGGGTGGGCGCTCCCAGCGATCAAGTGGGGCTAAGGCATTGCGAATTTCTGCGCGATGTTTGGGGCTTGGATCGTTCCAACAGTTGTACGAGCCATCGTTCTTATTAAAGGTAAAATCATTACCGCCACACGCGGGACAATTGAACTTTCCGGGCTTGCCAGACGGTTCCAACTTTGCGATGTGGTCAAGGATGGAAAAGCTCATGAGGGAAGAGGCGTGCAATGGTTGTAGCAGAAAAACGACTGGTTTCAATGGCGAATTTGAGGCTTAAGAGCGGCTTAACAAAGCACCTGCGCTCTTCATTTTGATTTCATATTCGTGGGGTTGTCGCTCTTCAGAGTGGTGTGTAGGGTGTGCCAAGCCGCCCTTTCCGATGCTTTGACGACTGTTTACGGCGAACACAAAAAGCGTCGCCACATCCTGCTTACCGACACAGCCTTTGGTCATTTGGGCGACATTGCCCATGATGCAAGGTTGTCAAATAGTGAAGCACTTGAGCGTCTCATACGCTCCACTCCCGTATGGGAAGGCAGTGCCACCCTGGCAGATAATGCATGGGAGGAATGCATGGACCACACTGAGGAGACCGTCAACCCCGACAACGTCTTTGCTGATGAAAGCCTCTGAGCTCAAAAACCACCTAGCAGATTTTCTCGTCGAAAACAACGACTGTGACGTGCGTTTGTACTGTGAAAGCGTCATTTACGACGACTGTTACAACGAGCATGCGCACGAAGTGATCACCGACATTCGCATGGTCAATGACTGGCCCTTACCGGGGGAAAGCATCATTGTCGGCAATGCGGAAAAGCCAGGCCAGTATCTCGTCATCTTTTATGACTCCAATGAAGAGACGAAAAACAAATATGCCAGCGGCCTTCTGCACCGACTATGAAACATTCCTTTTCTCTTTACACCCCTCCCTTGATGAACGACCCCGCTCAACAGGCGATGACCGACCGTTACAACGGCGTGTTTGCCCCCCTGGACATCTCTGCAGACGCTTTTAAAGCTGCGTATGACACATCTAGCATTGGTCCTCACATTGAAAAAGACTACAAGGGTCTTTCCTACCTTTCGTGGCCCTTCGCTTACCGTTATCTCAAAGAACACTTCCCGACGCTATTCATCGCCTTTGAGGAAAAAACCATTGGTGAAGTGGTTTTTGGCGGGCCTGGATTTTATTATCTGCGCCCTTATCTCACTGATGGCATCAGGCGTACAGTTGCTCTTGTCTTTCCGATCATGGATCGAAAGCACAACTCCGTCGAGAAATTAGATGGACGTGCCATCAGCGACAACTGTCAGCGTGCTGCAGTTAAATGCATTGCCACCTTCACTGGCCTTGGACTGCGCCTCTACGCCGGTGAAGACATCCCCAAAGAGGAGGACCAGAGGGGATCACCCAAACTCCCATTGCAACAGACAGCTCCGAAGCAAACTGCGGCATCAAAACAGGAGCAGGCGACTGCTAGCGCAAGCCCTACTGCCACCGAAACAGAAGGGACTGCTCCCTTCGATGGAAGGCAAGCCCTCCTCGACTTCTGTAATGCCAATCCTCTTGGCTATGACGAAGTTAGAGAGGGGCGCCTAGCAGTAAAGGAAACCCTTGAGCAGCTTGGCCTCAACACTGGCACCAATGTCAAAAGCGCTGGTGACTTTGGTAATGTGATCACCACCTTGGTCAGCGCATGGACAAAAGCACAAGGCATCAAGATCACCAAGGCTGCCATGACGAAAGAGCTCGATTTGATTCGTGAACAATGCAACGCTCATGTCGATTTAGCAATTAGCGCTGTTCAGGCTTTTGTTGCCTCAAAAAAGTAGACCTTGCGGCCGCTGCATTAGCAGCGGCCTTCGCTGGAGTTATTTGCATGGACAACGATGCCCCACTTGATTTTGATCCTTTCGCTCTATTTCCAACATGACCCGTTTGGTTTATTTCTGGCGCCTAGCGCAACTTCAATTCTTGCCGCTTTTTTGATCATATGGATGGTCAGCAAAATCCTCCCATGAGCTTTAATGAGCTGGTGGCCGTTATGCAGAAGGCCATTGATGCCTTCATGGAAAATGAAACCCGCCCGCTTGAGGACTGGGAATACAACCTTATTGATGACATCCATTCTGATTCCACACCCAAAACCCATGTATAGCAACCCAACTCTTTCGCATGAATGGCGCTATGCCCATGGAGAGAACGCTCATGCAACCATTGTTTTCAGGAATTCATTTGAATGCTGTGACGAAGTAGTGGAAGAATTTGCCAACTATTTAGCCGCAGTTGGTTTCTTTCAAAGCAACATCATTGAAGCTTTTGAAAGCTATGTCAATGAAAACAAAATCGCACTCCTTTATGGCGCCAAACGATTTGAAAACGAGTTTGCTGGAGAAAGCCAATGAAGCCTATTGGGATTTCCCGGATGACACGCTCAGCTCGCATCGTCGCATTGCTAACGCTATCAAGTGCATTCTGGATAGTGGTCTCTGCGATTATCTTTATCTTCGTACTCTTGTTAACACAGTTCTCATGCCTGACATTGCAATGTGCAACGGCGATGATTGCCCTGTCAAGAAAATGTGTTGGCGGCACGTCGCGCCTGAAAGCCATTTCCAAAGCTATTTTTCTACACCGCCACATGATGATGAGGGCTGCGAATATTTCTGGGATATAAATGAAAAATGATTAGTTTTCTTCTCCTCGCGCAATTGGCGCAACCAGTGCAAAAAGTGGGAGGGTGTCCAATTAATTACATCACTAATGGAAATTATTGTGTGCCGCTACGACATGCCACCAATGTCGTCATTAAGGATGGCGCTTGTCCCTTGAACTATTACACATCAGGGAGCTATTGCCGACGTTATAGCCACTGATGGCCTGCTTCGATCTCCAGCTAGCGCGTCTTATGACCCTTCCCCGCTACGAACCTCATCGCATTCAAATCAACAAGAAGCGTCACTACATTTGTGACGACTTCCCCAATGTACCGGTGGGGATTGTTCTGCCGTCTGTAACCACTGTGGGCTCCACTATGGCGCCTGTAGGAAAAGTGATGGCTCTCGTCAATTGGCGCAAGAAAGTAGGAGACGAGGAGGCCAATCGCCGCACCCGCGAGGCCACGGAACGTGGCAATTGGCTGCATGGCGTTTTAGAAGACTTGTTCAATGGAGAAGATATTGAGGAGCATCTGGACAAGTGCTCAAAATTTGCCCCTTACTATTTTTCCGTTCAGTCTTTTCTTGACACCATCGGCGAGCCAGTGCTTGTCGAAAGCGCTATTGCCTGGTATTGCCCGGCCAGGCAAATTGGCTATTCAGGCACATTTGACATGTTGGCAACCATGAAAGACGGCTCCTATGCCCTCCTGGATTGGAAGACCAGTTACAAAGCCAAGAAGGATAACCAACTTGGTGATTACCGCATGCAGCTTGGTGCCTATGCGCAAGCCATTGAGCAGATGTATGACATCGAAATCAATCAGGCGTATTGCGCAATAGCCATCTACGACCCCGACACGGGGGAGGGTGAACAGGCTCAAATCGTGAGCTTGGATTCCAGCGAATTGGTAGCGCAAGCTGGTGTGATGGCACAAAAGACTCAGGATTACTTTTTCCAATGGTATCCAGGGGCTATGCCTTTCACAATTTCTACGGACAGGGGAGCTTGATTTCAAGTCTGTAGTCGCTACTGTTGTTCCGTTCTCTTTCTGTTTTCCATGGCTACTCAGCCTTTGTACAAAGTCTCTATCGACATCCCCGCAGACGTGTTCCGCGAAGCCAAGGAGGCCGGTCCCAACGACCGTGGCCTCTATAGCCTGCAGGCATCTCTGTGGACCAATGATCGCCGCACCAGCGACACTCAGCCTGGTTTTACTGGCCAAGTGCAAGTAAAAGGCAAGATGAATGGCGCCAAGGGCTATGCCTCGATGTGGGACAACACTGGTCGTTCTAGTGGCACCAGTGTTAAGTCGTCTTCTGACGATTTGTTCTGATCAACCGGGGGCGCTCTGCGCCCCTTTGTTCTTTCTTTTTAAATCAATGTTGCTCAATGACCGCGACATCACTGCTCTGGCTGAGGCTGATGTGTTCTTTCCCTTTACGGGCGAAAAATGCAAAGTACTGGAGTCGGGCGTATCTGCTCTTTCTTTTGGGCTATCTCACGCTGGTTATGACATTCGTTTGTCACCTGATCAGTTTTTGATTGTCAGCAAGGACTACAGCAAGCGCAAGGGAGAGCTCGATCCCAAGGCTTTTGACGACACCATCCCCTACGAGAGCTGTTTGAACTACGCGCCCGAAGGCGCTTATTTTCGCATCCCTCCGCATTCCTACGGCCTTGGCGTAAGCCTGGAGCGCGTTTCAATGCCAAAGAATGTGATTGGCTTGTGCTACGGCAAATCCACCTATGCCCGCTGTGGCGTGATCGTTAATGTGACGCCCATTGAGCCTGGTTGGACTGGTCATTTGACTATGTGCATTGTCAACACCAATGGCTACCCCGCTCGCATCTATGCCAATGAAGGCATAGTGCAAGTGGTAATGATGCGTTCCTCGTCGTCATCGACCAATGCCTATGGCAATGGGAAGTACCAAAATGCAGGAGCTAGTGTACAACTAGCTACTGTCTAATCATTGAGCGCTCTTGAAGAAGATTTCCATGCTCTTTGGCAGGTGAAATGGCCAATGCTGGAACTTGTCAGAGAATTCTCTGATGTTCCTGGCTGGGAATCGGACTACCAAGAGCGCTACGCAAAAAGCAAACGCTCCCGGCGTTATCGGGCAGACTTTGCCCACATTTCATCGCAAAGCATCATTGAGATTCAAGGCGGCACATATATGCGTGGCCGCCACGTCACTGGATCAGGCTATGAACGCGATGCAAGAAAATACAACCTTGCCACCATGTGTGGCTGGAAAGTGTATTTGCTCACATCTGCCACGGCCAAAGATTCCAATTGGGTCGCGATGCTTGGCGAGGCCTGCTGGAGAGACCAGAGCCTGATTGGTGATCAGCATTTGCCACCACTTCGTTAAGGAGCTGCTCTGCGGCTCTTAAATCACTGTCTTGGACAGCCATAGCATGACGCAATTGCATGTTCTCTTTTACGAGGCTGCCAATTGCCCCTTGCATATTGCTCCAGCCCATCAGGAGGTTAGTGGCCACTTCCTTAAGCCTGACCGGATCGTCGCACTCTTCAATGGCCTTCTTATTTACGGCCAAAGAAAAGTCGCGCTCTAGACTGCGCTCAAACGGACCCATGGTGGCAAGACATTTCCTCCCATCGTAATCAAGAATCACAGGCAAGCTGTATTGCATGGTTTTTTCCTTTTTATCTAGCGTAACCCTGCTCGATGCCAGAAAGACATTTTGCAGGGCCGTGGAATCTGGCGAAACCTCCGAACTGTTTCTTAGGGTTTTGCCCCCTGAGCGATTCAAACAATCTCTTCGGTCTTCATCTGCCCATGTTTTTGCTATCGGAGAACGAGTGGTCCTACTCTCGTTTACGGCCGCCGGGTGGATCTATTCAGGTTTTCACGGCACCATTGTCTCCCTTCAGTCTGAGCTTGACTCTCGGGGACGCAAGGTACAGAAAGCTCAAGTGGAATGGGATGCCGGCTTGCGGCATCCTGCCCGCATTAGTGTCCATGCAGTATCCCGCCTCCGCCTCGTTCAATGACTGACTCCATCACCAAACGCGATTTGTTCGCCGCCGTTTCCCTTCTGGCATTGCTGCCGGAATTTATGAACAGCAATGAACAGATGACGCCTGAGTCTTTCGCCCAATTCCTCGTTACTGCATGGCGCACATCTGATGCCATGCTTGCCGCTCATGATCTCGCTTCCAATTCGTCCGATGCCTGATTTCTCCATCCATGATCCCCTCGGTGATGGTATTAGTAGCGTCCGGTTGCTTGACTGGATGGGAAGTTCAATGGACATTGTTTGCGATGCACGACAAAGCTTTGATCTTGAAAGTCCAGACTTTGGACCCAAAGAGCAAAAACTGCTCAATTACTTGGTCGCCCATCGTCACACCAGCCCCTTCCGGGGTGTTGTCTTTAAGTGGCAAGTAAAGGCTCCGCTGTTTGTTGCAAGACAATGGTGGAAGCATGTGATTGGTGGCACGTATGCCAATGATCAACTGGGCTGGAATGAGAAGAGCTTTCGTTATTGCGCTGCTGATCAGGAGGAATTTTATTTTCCAAATGAATTTAGAAAGCAGAGCGCCAGCAACAAGCAAGCCTCTGATGGCGTGCTTGATGCAGGCAGCGCCAAGTTGGCGCGTCTTAAATATGCTGAAGCGTTGCAGGCAGTACACGAGGCCTACTCAACGCTGTTGGCAGTGGGCGTAAGCAAAGAGCAGGCCCGTGGCATTCTTCCCGTTTGCCACTACACATCGTTTGTTTGGACTTGCAGCCTTCAGGCTCTCTTGCATTTCTTGAGTTTGCGTCAGCCCGCTGATGCGCAATGGGAAATACGAGCCTACGCCGACCGTATGGCTGAGCTTGCGGAGCCTATAGTTGCCGAAGCTTTTGAGGCCTTCAAGGCACATGGTCATTCCTTCTAAGCCCATCATCATGAACGATCCCATCAATCCCAACCATTACAAAGATGGTGCCGTGGAATGCATTGAAGCCCTGGAGGCATGCAGCTCCTATGAAGGCTTCTGCGCCCACCTCAAGCTCACTGCCATCGCCTACCTCTGGCGTTACGAAAAGAAAAATGGCCGGGAAGACTTGGAAAAGGCGCGGTGGTACTTGGATCGCCTGATCAGCACCATTGATGCCAATGAAGCCTTCCCTCCTTTGGGGCTGCCTCCAGATGGCATTGGGATGGACTGCGAAGATGGTTTCTGTCCTATGCCCGGCATTCGCTACGACGTGCCCATCTCGGCTCCTGGCGGCGAAGATCGGATTATGTTCTCCCCCGTGGGCTAGGCCGCTGCCCATTGTTTTGCATAGTCAAAAGGGGGCCACGAAGGCCCCCTTTCTTGTGGTCGCTGCACTGGCACTTGCTGCACCACTCGACGGCTTTCCAGGATGCTCCAGTATTCAGCGGAATTAGTGTGGGCATCGATGAAACTGTTGACGTAAATCCAAGTCATCAAGATTTCTTCACGCTGCTCAGACCACCAATCCTTGGGCCGCCACCATTCAAACAGCGGTAAATTGCTCTTGTCGAGGTTGCAATGAGTGCAGGCTGGAGCCAGGTTCCACCTAGCAAAATGCGGACCTTCCTTGCTTTTCGGAACAATGTGGTCGAGCGTGAGTTTGTCATGCCAGCGTCCGCAGAATGCACAAGCTGGCTGCCCTAGCGGGC